TTTTTTATAGTATATGCTGATAAAAACGGCAAACAGCGTGTAGAGCTTATTGAGGTAAAACCAAGCAATCAAACTGTAAAAGAAAAATTAGGAAAGTCAAGATCAAACCAATTACATTATGTAATTAATCAAGCCAAATGGGGCGCAGCAAGAGCTTATTGCAAACAAAAAGGTATGATATTTAGGGTTATAAATGAGGGCGACATTTTCCATCAAGGCCGCCGTAGATGAATATAACATTCTTTGATAAAGAGGATTTAAAATATACCTTTGTACACATACCTAAAACAGCAGGCAAAAGTATTAGTGCTTACTTAATGAGGCATTCTTCAAAGTGTTATACTATTCATGAAAAAAGTCATGCAACAATTGAAGAGCTTCGAAATACATCGCAGGATTTAGGATTTACTTTTGCTGTAGTGCGAAATCCTTATTCAAGAATTGTTAGTTTATACAAATATTTGTTTGAAGATAATATTAATAAAGTCTTAGAGTCAAGCATTCCTTATTTCCAACACAAACCGGACCTCTCTTGGTATAAGAAGTTGCATCAAGAATATCCCAAATTATCATTTAGAAGATTTGTACATAAATTACCGTATATGCCATTGGCACAAGAGCAATATAAATTTCTTCCTGTGGATAAAATAATGCACTTCGAAACAATAGAAAATGATTTTAAATTTATACAAAAAAAATTATCAACCGGCGAGTCTTTGTATAAATTTAACAATACCAATAACAAGTCTTGGAAAACTTATTACACAAATGATACTGCAGAAAAGGTTTACGATATATATAAAAAAGACTTTGAGATATTAAACTACTCTAAAGACATAAATAATAATAGTAGCATTTAATGGTTGATTATTATGACAAAAAAATTAGAGGATTTATTAAACTTGCCAGATTCTAAAGAATTGATCGAAGAAGAAAAAGCCAAGGATAATGAATCAAAAAAAGAAACTGCTATTATAGAGCAGGAAGAAACTATGCGAGATATAGCAGAATTTGATAAAATTTCTGCAGCTTTACCACATGTAAAGGGTCTTGGAGATAAAGCTGATTCTGAATTAGAGGACATTGCACAAAAAGCATTAGATGCATATGACGATTTAATGGATCTAGGGATGAATGTTGAAGCAAGATACAGCGGGCGTGTATTTGAAGTAGCCGGAGGTATGTTGAAAACTGGTCTAGATGCTAAAGTAGCCAAGATGGATAAAAAACTAAAAATGATCGAGCTACAACTCAAGAAAGAAAAGTTAGACAAAGAAGGCAAAGCAGGCGGCGATGGGGATATTGTGAACGGAGAAGGGTACGTTGTTACCGACAGAAATAGTCTCTTAGAGCGACTAAAAGGTCTTGATAAAGATAAATAATATATAACGGGATAATTAACATGAGATCATTTAGTGACATTTTAACTGAATCTAAAAAAACATACAGCTTTATTATTCGTGTGGCAGGCGAGCTACCCGAGGGTTTTGAAAATCAACTAAAAACAAATTTAAGTAAATTTGATTTAGTCAAACTTACAGGACCAAAAAGAACACCTATTAGCGAGAAACCACTGGACTTCCCACAATTACAAAATATGGAAGTACATCATTTTGAAGCTGAAGTAAATTATCCTACAACTGGTCACATGTTAGAAAGATATCTAGTTGATAATTGCACAATCAATCACAGCCATATTGTTGTTAGAGTTCCTGGAGAACCTGTAGAATTACAACAACAAGAAGCAAATGACGAACCATATGAATCGCTTCTAAACACAGAAGATATGGGCGGAGAAAGTGCTCAACAAGATGTAGCAGGCAACAGAGTAATGGATCTGTTAAAAGAGTTAGAAACCGCTCGCAAAGAACGCGAGATTGATCCTATAGAAGGCATACAGGCAGGCGAGTCTAAAGACATAGACTCAACAGAAAATCAAACAAGTCCTATAGGGAGTTAAACAATGGATATGAACAAACTACTTGGCAATTTGAATGCCATCGAAAGCGGCGAGTACAAAGGTCCTGCCAAGCAAGAATCAAATGAAATGAAAAAAATCTTAGAATCATTTCAATCAGTAGAAGAATGCGGAGATATGCCGATGCAACAATCAGCAATGCCGCAAGAGCAAGGCAATCCTGTAACAATGAGTGTTAGTCTTAGTGCTAGCGGAAAAGAACATGTTGACGATCTTATGGCTCTAATGAAAGCAGCTGGTTTAGATAATGCTGGTCCTGTACATAGTGAACCATCACAAGATATGGATATGGCTCAAATGAGAGCAATGATGTCTATGAACGATGAACCAGAAATGGAAGCTGATGTTGAAGAAGAGTGGGATAATGCTCCTGACGAAGAATACAAAGACGACGATTATATGATTAAAGACTTAAGTGGCGGTCTTAATCGTCAGAAAAAGTCCTTTGCTGCTGCACAAGACGGCGACAATGCAATGGCTGTAGAGACTATTAAAGCACAACTTCTCCGCGCTTTAGAAGAAAAGAAAGCAAAGCCTGATTACATTGATATTGACGGCGACGGTGATACAGAAGAGCCTATGAAAAAGGCAGCAAAAGATAAAAAGAAAAAAGAAGATTAAGTTATAAACTTCTTTATCAATAGGGCCTACGGGCCCTATTTTTTTGGATAAGTAATTGTATGTCAAAGAGTTTAGATGGTGTTTTAACTAAAAAAGCAAATCAAAGAGAAACTTACACTGAAGAGCAAATTAACGATCTTGCACAGTGTATGGATCCTGATGAAGGCTATCTTTATTTTGCTCGTAAGTTTGCATATATACAGCATCCTGTAAAAGGTAAATTGCTATTTGATCCATACGAATATCAATTACGATTAATGCATAGTTACCACAGCTATCGATTTAATATCAATATGATGCCTAGACAGACAGGTAAAACTACTTGTGCGGCCATATATCTTGCTTGGTATGCCATGTTTAATCCAGATCAAACTATTCTAATTGCCGCACACAAATATACGGGTGCTCAAGAAATCATGGCACGCATACGCTATGTGTACGAAACTTGTCCAGATCATATTAGAGCAGGTGTTACCAGTTACAATAAAGGTAGTATCGAATTTGAGAATGGTAGTCGCATTGTAAGCCAAACTACAACAGGTAATACAGGACGTGGTATGTCAATCTCGCTACTATACTGTGACGAGTTTGCATTCGTGCAACCTAATATTGCTGAAGAGTTTTGGACTTCGATATCACCTACACTAGCAACAGGTGGTCGTGCTATTATTACTAGTACACCAAACTCGGACGAAGATACATTTGCTACTATTTGGAAACAAGCTGAACAAAAGTTTGACGAACATGGTAATGAGCAAGAAGTTGGCATAAACGGATTTCACAGCTTTGTTGCTACATGGGACGAACATCCTGACAGAGACGAGAAATGGAAATCAGCTGAAATTGGTCGTATTGGCGAAGAAAAATTCCGTCGTGAATACGGCTGTGAATTTTTAGTATTTGACGAAACTTTAGTAAGTTCATTAAAGTTGGCTGTTTTAGAAGGCCAATCTCCGTTGCTTAACATGGGTCAAACACGCTGGTATAAGAAGCCAACTAGTCAATACACATATGCTGTAGCACTTGATCCTAGCATGGGCACAGGAGGTGATTATGCTGCTATACAAGTATTTGAGCTACCTAGTTATGAACAAGTTGCAGAATGGCAACATAATCAAACAGCTATTCCAGGACAGATCAGAGTTCTAGCAGATATATGCAAATATATTGAAGAGTGTACAAAAAACCCCACAGGTATATATTGGAGTGTTGAAAACAACGGTATAGGCGAAGCGGCGCTTATTGTTATAAATGATTTTGGAGAAGAAAACATTCCGGGATTGTTTATATCAGAACCAATGCGCAAAGGTCATGTCCGAAAATTTCGTAAAGGATTTAACACAACTCACGGCACTAAAATTACAGCATGTAGTCGATTAAAAACTATGATCGAAAATGACAAAATGACAATTAAATCAAAACCTTTTATATCAGAGCTAAAAGCATATGTTGCTACAGGAAGCAGTTTCCAGGCAAAACTAGGACATCACGACGATTTAATTAGTGCTACACTTCTTGCAATTAGAATGATGGATGTTCTTAAAGATTGGGATCCTCGTGTTTATAATACATTTAATCAAACTGAAGATTTAGAAGACTATGAAGCGCCGATGCCGATCTTCATAAGCAGTAACTATTGATAAATACTTTACTATGAAAAATTTAGATGCTATATCAGAAGACTTGTTCAATAAAATACGTGGACGTTTCCCGTCAGTAACTATTGGAAACGAAGACGCCGAGGTAACTAATGATCCTAAGCAAGCACGATATTTTGATTTTGAATACAAAGAAGGTGATCGCAAACTAGGAAAGGTTAGCATTAGCTTAGACGAAAAAAGTATTGCTGTTATGTACAGTAACGACTTTGTTGCTAATGAAGATTCTATGACACAAAACAACTGGTATAACTTTCTAAAAGAATTACGTCAATTTAGTAAGAAAAGACTACTGAATTTTGACACAAGAAATATAACTAAGTCTAATTTAGACAAAAGAGATTATAAATTTTTAGCCCAAACTCGTGCCGGAGAAGAACAAATGACAGAATCAACTATGTATGGAACAAGTAGAAATAGCTTCCAAAATATAGGAAATGCAAGAGTTAGCATTAAACACAGTCAAGGAGTTGACCAAGCTAACCCTGCAGATAGAACACGCCATATAAGTGCAATATATGTAGAGAATGCCGACGGCGAAAGATTTAAGTATCCGTTTAAACATCTCAGTGGTGCTAGAGCGATGGCTAGACACGTATCAGAAGGCGGCACACCTTACGATGACTTCGGCAGCCATATAACAGGATTATCAGAAGAGTTGGGCAAACTACGCAAGTTTAAAACTTATCTAGGACGTTCGAGTGTAATGGCCGAAAGTCTGGCTGGGTATGTAGATATAGTTAAAGAAAGAATGGAAGCTATCAAGAAAGATATTAAAAGCCTTCAAAAAGAAACTTTCTATAAAGAAACAGTTAGCAATTTTGAAAAACCTGTATTTGAAGAAGTACCAGATAGTGTTAAAGAAAATTGGATTGATGAATTAACAATACGTCAGTTTAATGAGGAACTTAAAGATGTATTTCCTTATATCTATAGACTTGTAGGCGAAGCTACAAAAGCCAAAGAACTGGCTCCGGAAGATTTACTAGGCGAAGCTCCTGTTGACGATGTTGAAGTTGGTTTACCTGCAGAAACGTACAGAGTACAATCCGGCGATACATTGTATAGCATATACATAAAATTTAAAGATGCAAATTTTCAAGGACATGATAGAGATGAAGCAATACAAGCAATAATGGATAGAAACCCAGATATAAGAGATCCATCTAGGATACGTCCGGGAATGATAATACAAATGCCTTACTTTATGGGGACAGGCCCTGACGGAGCAAGCAGAGGTTTGCCACCAGGTGGATTTACAGCATATGAAGATAGTATCGAATCGGCCTTCGAAGCAGCTATGGGACAGTTTTCAGATCACGTATGTGAAGAGTGCGGCAACCCTAGCTGGACTACACTAGGCATGACTGAAGAAGAGATCGAAGAAGGCGAAAGACACGGCAATGACAGTATGTACGACAAGTGCTGGAAAGGCTATCGCAAAGTACCAGGCAAAAAGCGCGGCGAAAAGGGTAGCTGCAAAAAAGTAGAAGGCAATGCATTTGCACATGCTGTTCGTCAAGCTAAAATGAACGGCAAGAAAAAAGGCGACAAAATTGACGGACCAGACGGTGACGAGATTACATTAGAGAAGGACGGAAAGACTCCGTTAGGCGAGTTTATCCTTTCATACTTTGATCGTGAATCAGGACAATTTCCAAAAGGCGAAACTGCTGTACTAACTATGGTAGAAAAAGACTATGGTGAACAGTTTATTAATCCTGCAAAACAATTTATTGAACAAATTAATAACAAAGTAGCAGAAATGTACGGATACAAGGATGAAGAAGTCGAAGAATCAGGACTACAATATCACATCGGTAAAAAGAAATATGGCAAAGATGGTATGGCAAAACTTGCGCAGGCAGGCAGGGAAGGCGCCTCCCAAGAAGAACTAGGCCGTATAAAAGATCAATACGAAAAAGAATCAGAAGATTTAAGAAGATTAGCCGGACTTTAAAAGTTTCGGCTAACTTTTTGAAAATCTTGACAATTAATGGTTGACAAGATAAATAAACTTGTGTAGTATATAACTTGTGCTACACAATTAGGCACAAAGCACATAGGCAAAACTTAGGAGGCATAACTATGGCATCATTAGCAGAAATCCGAGCAAAGCTCAAAGAACAAGAAAATCGTCAGTCAGGCGGTTCAAATGGCCCAAGCGGTCCAAACCCAATTTATCCATTTTGGAATATGAAAGAAGGCGAGAGTGCAACTCTACGTTTCCTTCCTGACGGTGACACAGACAACACTTTCTTTTGGAAAGAGCGTTTGGTTATTAAACTTCCATTTGCAGGTATTAAGGGAGAAACAGATTCACGTCCGGTGCAGGTACAAGTACCGTGTATGGAAATGTACGGAGAATCATGTAATATTCTAAATGAAGTACGTGGTTGGTTTAAAGATCCAAGTTTAGAAGACATGGGTCGTAAATATTGGAAGAAGCGTTCTTACATCTTCCAAGGGTTTGTTACAGATAATCCATTAGCTGATGATGAGGCTCCAGAGAATCCAATTCGTCGATTCATTATTGGTCCTCAAATCTTCCAGATCATTAAGCAGGCGCTTATGGATCCAGATATGGAAGAATTGCCAACAGATTACACAGCAGGTGTAGACTTCCGTCTTAACAAGACTAGCAAAGGCGGATACGCAGACTATTCAACATCTAACTGGGCACGTCGTGAGCGTCCTCTAGGAGATGCTGAAATGAATGCTGTTAATACACACGGCTTGTTTAATCTAAATGACTTCTTGCCTAAAAAGCCAACTGACATTGAACTTAAGGTCATGCAAGAAATGTTTGAAGCAAGTGTAGACGGTGAAGCATACGATGCAGATCGTTGGGGACAATACTTCCGCCCAGCGGGCATGGCAGCACGTACAGGTGATCCTAACACAGCGGCATCACCAAATGCAACTGCTACTAGTCAAAGCGCACCTACTCCTGCACCAATGCCAGAGGCAGCGCCTGCTCCAGCGGCAGAAGCAGCACCTGAGCCAACTCCAGCACCAACGGCTGAAGCGGCCCCTGCAGAAGGTGGTGGCGCACAAGACATTCTTGCAATGATCCGCGCACGTCAAGGACAGTAATAACACGGCCCCCATCAGTTGCTGAAAAGAACTGCTTGGGGGTTCTTTACGCTTTTTAGATTAGGAGACATTATGGCGAGCGAGTAAAGCATTTGATCCGACTAAGTTTCGGACTTCACTAACAAAATCTATTACTGGAATGAGCAGTGGTTTTAACGATCCCACTGATTGGATCAGCACAGGCAATTTTGCACTCAACTATCTTATTTCAGGTGATTGGAACAAAGGTATTCCGCTAGGCAAAGTAAGTGTATTTGCAGGGGAGTCAGGTGCAGGTAAATCGTATATCTGTTCAGGCAACATTGTAAAGAGCGCACAAGATCAAGGCATCTTTGTTGTGCTTATTGACTCAGAGAACGCACTTGACGAAGCATGGCTAAAAGCACTTGACGTAGATACTTCAGAAGAAAAACTACTTAAATTGAACATGTCAATGATCGATGACGTTGCTAAAACTATCAGCACGTTTATGGCAGACTACAAAGCAATGGCAGAAGAAGATCGTCCAAAGGTGCTATTTGTTATTGACAGTTTAGGCATGTTGCTAACACCTACTGATGTTGATCAGTTTAACAAGGGTGATATGAAAGGTGACATGGGTCGTAAACCCAAAGCACTAACATCACTTGTACGTAACACTGTTAACATGATTGGTTCGTATAATGTAGGGCTTGTATGTACTAACCATAC